GTAGTCGAGGAAGTGGTCGAAACGCCAGTCAGTACGCCCAGTTCCGGTGGCGGCTTTTGGTCGCTGAATATCGATACGGACAGCACGCCATCGTCATCTTCGTCAACCACCGGCAACGACTACCCCGACAGCAGCTATACCGACAGCGGCAGCAGCGGTGGTGGAGGCGGCGACTACGACTGATTCATCGTCAAGTCTAGCTCAAAAAAGCGGCATCTTCTGGTGCCGCTTTTTTTGTATTTGCATTATATCCTTACCAACTATATTATCTTTCAAGTCGCACTTGTTGCGGTGGTTGCGATGGACGTTAGTCCTGAACCCATAATCCTGACCGTGGTGACTGGGTGGCGCGCACGCGCGTAAAGGTAAAAGCCGTTTTTGTGCAACGGTAATCGGCTCAGGAGTTGCGGGAGTTTACTCGCATAATGCAATCGATAGTGCCCGAGGTGAGATCACACCTCGGGCCGTTCGAGATTTAGTACGACTTATTAACTTTTTGATCAAGCTCTCTGGCGGCATTTGCCGAATTGTCAGGATCACGCAAAATCTGATCGAGTAATGGGATGTATTGTTGCATGCCATGTTGGGCAGCCATTGATTTCAATGTGGTCGCCAGTCGAACAATCTCATCATAATGATCGCCACTACCGTTGGTATGATGGGTCGCATATTGTACAAGAACGCGAACAGCATCCGAAGGTAATGGTGGTGTAGCAGGTGCAGGGGGTGCCTTGACGCTATAGCCATGAATATTGGCTGCTTGATTTGATGGTCTTGGAGCGGCAGGCTTTTCCGGCCACCATGCCTCATTGAGATTTTCTATTATTCGAATATACTCGCGTATAGATTTCATACTTTGTCGTCCTATGACTACAAAGTATTTATGGACATCTGAAATAAAATCATAAAGTCTATCCATAACCCTCGGAACTAAATACTTTTAGAGTATTTTTTCGGGGATGATTTTATGTCTACTACTTTGCAAAACTTCGGAGTGCCATTGGCAAGTGGCAGTGTCAGCGCCGGGCGCGGCGGTATTCTTCAGCCCAAAGCTCGTCACAAGTTCCGTGTTGTTGTCACCAACTTTGGTATTCCGACTTCTTCGTTTCAGCTAACTCAGCAGGTAATGACGGTCGCACGACCGAACGTCAGCTTCGAGCCTGTTGCTGTTCATTCTTACAACAGCATTGCTTACTATGCTGGTAAGGCTACATGGGAAACCATTTCGCTTACAGTTCGTGATGATGTTACGAACTCGGTATCGGCTCTTGTCGGCGCGCAGCTTCAGAAGCAGATGGACTTCTTTGAGCAGACCACGCCATTGAATGCTGGTCAGTACAAGTTTCAGATGTTGATCGACACGCTTGACGGTAATGACACGATCTTGGAAGAGTGGACTTATGAAGGTTGCTTCTTGTCAACTGTAAATTATCATGATTTTGATTACTCTTCGAGTGATCCAATGACGATCGAAATGACGATTCGATTTGATAATGCGACACAGGATGGTGATCTCATGCCGTCTCCGCCTCAATTGAGTTCTTCAAATGGTGGCTTGAGCTTCTAATGAGTATCTTCTGATGAGTTCTTCGCTTACGGCTCAGGTCATATCCCCGACGCAAGCGGCGAATATCTATACGCAGGCTGGGCAGTTTCCTAAGCAGCGCAATGTCTTCCTTGTTAGATTTCAGCTAAATGGTACTGGTGCTTCTGGCGCCAGTACTATGACCTATGCCGTCAAGGCATTTGACCGTCCGATCATCCAACCAATCGTTGAGGAAGTAAATCAATATAACAAGAAGCGACACGTTTATACCGGCTATAAGAAGTCGCCGATCAAATGTGTTTTCTATGATGATGCAGTTGGTTCTGCTCAAAAATTCTGGGCAGGCTACTCACAATATTATTTTGGTGATTTTGCGGTTGCGAATCAGACCAATGCCGCATTCAGTGATGACATCATTAGCAGCCAGTTTCTAGACCCCGGTAGTACTGGCTTTGGTTTTATCCCTCAAACCAACAGATGGTACATTCAAAACATTTCGATTTTGCATTTCCACAATACAATCTACGATTTGTACACGATATTGAATCCTCGCATCATGGCATTCAACCCTGATGAACTTGACTATGAACAATCAGCAGTGGCACAAATCACAGTCGAATTTGCATATGAAGCTATTATTTTCCAGCCAAATTATGGTGGAAACAACAACACTGCTTCTTCGCAACCAGAATTTGCAAGTGGTCAGTTTAATGGTCGCACTTCTGGTACTGAAGTAAGTGGCACCACCGAACAAGGTACAACGCCATCGACTTCTGCCAATCCTGTTAGCAGCATTACCAGTAGCATTCAACAGTTGGTCAACGGGTCTGGATATGCGGTGAGCCAAGCAGGCTCAAGTCTTAGTTCAGCATTGAATTCATCTTACTTCAATACCCCATCTACAGGTGGTCTCGGATTGTTTGGAAACTTCATTTTTGGTGCAGCTAAAACGGCTGGTGGTCAATACTCAGCAGGTGCATCAACGCTTGCATCACTTGCTCAATCCAATCCAGCTTTGGCTCAAACGCTTGGAATCGGCAATGTCAGTGGCAATCCACTAGCGACCACGGCACCTTTGGGAGTGTATTCAACGACGGCTGGATATACCGGCGCACCACCACAATATCCCGGCACTGTGGCTGGCATCTCAGCAGCAATGTCGTCAAACTATGGTTCAATCAACCAGACCATTGCACAAGGTGTTCTTGCTGCCAGTCAAATTACCGGTCAGGGCGGCTATAACAATACTAGCGGACTGCTATTAGCGGCTCAAGCTCTGGGTATCATCAATGCCACCCAACCGGGCACCGCACAATATGGCTATAACTCACAGACTGGTGCTGGATTGACTATTCCCTCGGTTTTGGGAGCAACACCATCTGGTCAAGCAACTGGTGCAACATCTTCCCAAGCGCCAGCATCTACCCAAACAGCTTATACCTCCACTTCAACACCTGTGACATTACCGTCGTCAACAGTAGCACCAGCGGTTGCAAATCCAAACTCTGCTCCTGATAACAGCAATCCATACTCTAGTGTTGTTGATCCAGATTCCGGTGTGACAATCGGTTAAATCTCATGGCTAAATTCGCCACCGGAATCTTCACGCCAATCAACCCACAAAAATATATCGGAAAATATCCAATACGCATGAGGTCATCATGGGAATTTTCCTTTGCTCGTGTATGCGATACGAATGAAAATGTAGTTGCATGGGCATCCGAATCTATCTCAATACCGTATAGAAATCCATTGACTGGTCATTGGTCGATGTATATCCCTGATTTTCTAGTGATATATATTGATAGAAATGCTAAGAAGCATTGCGAATTAATTGAAATTAAACCAGAAAAAGAAATGCCGGGATATCAAGGAAAAGTTTCTCCCAGAACTAGGTTAGTTCAAGCCGTTAATGCCGCTAAATGGCAAGCGGCATTGGCTTATTGTGCCAAGCGCAACTGGACTTTCAGGGTCGCCACAGAAAAAATGCTGTTCGCTTTTAAGAGAAAGAAGTGAGATATCGTGACTCAAGGCATCGAAAGAATGCTCAATTTACCTTCCTTAGAAGATATTTTACGAGAAAAAGGTGTACTTCCAGAAGGCGAATCTGTTGAGCCAGTAAACGACACTGAAATACCAAATATGCTTCCCGAAAATGAAGAACTGATGCGCACTGTTGAGATGGCAAAGCAGGCACAATCTCGTCTTGATATGGTCGAAGGTATTGATCATTCCGAGGCGATGGATAAGCTGCACAAGGAAACTCTCAAACACGCGCAAGACTTGATGGATTTGGGTTTCAACATTGATCAAAGAAGCGCGCGTGGTATTTTTGAAGTTGCGGTCAACATGTATGGCAGAGCAATCGAGGCTAAGAATGCCAAACGCGATGCTCAGCTTAAATCATTGAAACTGGCTTTGGAACAACGCAAGCTAGAACTGGATGAAAAACGCATCAATGCTCAGATTGGCGAACAAGATCGCAATACTATTCCCGGTGAAGGCGTTGTGATCCGCGAAGATCGCAATGAACTAATCAAAAGAATCCGCGAACAACGTGAAAATGAACAAAAGGAAAAAAAAGTTACTGATCGAGATCAGTAATTACTTCAAATGGTTTGTTATTGTAAACACGTTTAAGTGCAGGTAATTTGGTTAGACTTTCGGCATCTTGATATTGTGTTGTTACGGTGGTTTCATCCATCAGGAAGCGGTGAGTTATCGTATCTAATCCAAGAACTTCGTCCACATCATCGTGTGTAGCTTCACTCGCGTCCCAACAATAGAGATCACCATTCGAATCAATCATACCACGCATTATTCCAAATTTGGCACATGCAGTAACAAGTTGTCGCCGCGTAGGATTTTTCCAAACTGGCAAAACGCCATATCTCATTTCTAACTGAATCACGGACTCCACAAGAGAAGTCGTGCATAGGTTCATCCATTGGCGCAAGCTATTTTTCATTAAAATTATTTATCGAGTAATGGCAAGGTTAGTCGTAGAGCTTTGATAACTTCTTTCTGATTTCAGCCAGTTTTCCGCATGAAAGAGCAAAAACACCATAACGGTTGCAATAAGAACTATTAGAATTGCAATAGATAATATATCGACCTTATTTTTCATCTTAAACCCCTTCAGCAACTGTATGCTTCAATGCACGCTTTCTCTTCCATTTAGCGATTTTGCGATCGATTTCAATCGATAGCTGCTTTTCAATAAATTCAATATCCGCATTTGGTTGATCTGGCATCGGCATCATGTTGAGTTCTGCGGTCAAAACGACAGCACGATTGATGTGAATGCGAGCATGGGTATAGTTACCAGCATGAATCATGTTTCCGTAAAACGCCAACTCAAGAAGAATCGAGAAAATG